CTTTTGTAGCACCTCTGACTAAACGATTAAAAGAATCAGTAACATCTCGACCTAGTATTTGTGAAGCATCTGCTGCTGCCTTACCTAAGCGTGTAAGTTGATCTGCATTTAGGCCTGCAGCACTACCAATCGCTGCTGCTTGCGCGGCGTCTTTAAAAGCAATTTGAGAGTCTGTTGCTCGTATAATATCTTCAGTAAGTGTATTAATTGCTACACCTGTTGCAGACGCATAGGCAACTTGACCTGCACGAAGAGACTTTAATTCACCCGCAGATTTTAGAAAGTTAAATGCAGCTGATACTGCAAACAATGAAGCGGCTAAAGAAGCATATGCACCAACTAATCCTCCCATTCCTTGGGACATTTTAGAAAAGTTTTTAGTAGCATTTGAAGAGGCTTGTGCAGTTCCTTTTATGTTTCTATCTGCTTGACGAGCGGACTTAGCTACATCCCCCATGCCCTCGTCAATACCTCCGAGCTGCTTTCTCAGCTTTTTAGCATCAACGGTAGCTTTTTGCATCTTACCATTGACTTCAATATCAATTTGTATCTTTCTAGCCATTAGCCCTGTATATTATGGGTGTACTGTTTTCCACCTCTGTTTTGTTGACGTTCGCGTTTTTTACGCTCTCTTTCTGCTTTATCTGCTCGGTACTCCACTATGCATCTTTCATAAGACTTCATAAAGTAAAGAATTGTAGTTCTATCTTCGATTTGATAAGTATCAAAATAGAAATCTATACCATCCCAGATTTTACCCATATACATACCGCTCATACCCTCCCATCTGTCTGGCAGTAAGGAGACCATAAAAAATGCCACTTGAACCTCCAGAGGGAACTCCGAGATTTCGAGCGGCATTTTGGCAGGGTCGGGCTCTTGCCCTAATTGTTCACATACAAGCAGGTACTTTTCTACATCAAAATTTGTATCACTCTCTTGTACATAGCGTTTAAGTAGAACCTCTATTCGTTCTACTTGCTCCCAGTAAAATTTTCAAGGTCACCTACTGCTTCTGTAACCCAACTGTCAAAGACATTTGAATTTCTCATAAGGAGCTCGGCATTTTCTTGGGTGTAAGGAAGTTCATCATCTGGATCAAGGGTTGAAACATCTACCAAAAGAAGCTCTTCTAGGTAACGAAATTTAATCCCGGACCATCCTTTGACTACTGCCTTACAGTATTCGATGATAAATTTATCCTCATCTAAATCTTCTTCGGGTTGTCGAGTTTTGCGGTTAAACTTTGTAGATATACATCGCTTTCGCAATTTTAAAAGTTCATCTCTTCCTAGATAACATAGCTCAATGGCCATGCCTGAATATCCAGGAAAATCTACACTAACGGTCTTGCTTGGCGTCAAAAGATTTGACAAAGAAACAGGGGTATCGCTCATTTTGTATCCTTTTTTAAAAGTGAAATTTATATTTTGTAATTATAGGCGAAGGGAGCTGAAAAGTCAAGAACTTTTTTTCACACCATAAAGAAAAACCCACCGAAGTGGGTTTTTGGAGAAAAGAAGCTAAGTTTAGGGAGCGATACCTTTATAAGTAATTTTAACTTCATCTGCATTTGTAATAGTAGAAGGCAGAGCATGGAAGTTAGTCTCCAAAGAAATAACATCTTCAATTTGGTGAGTAGGAATATCAATGTGAGCACTTGGGAATTCAAATGCTAAACCTACCCCTCCGGCGGAGACTATATCACCAATGGTAAACTTCAAATTGAACTTATTACGGGTTAGAGTTGTAGTGGATGCTAAGTCAGAAAAGAATTTTGCACTACGATTATCAGTTCCTGAATTGTCATCATTTAAATAACAAGTAAATGAACCCGTAATGTTTCGAGTACCAGTTACATGACCAATTGGTGTATTTACTCGACAAAGCTCTTCTGGAGTCAAGAATGTAATGTTGTTCTCAAGATTAATACTGCCTCCAGTAAGAATAAGACTATAAGCTGCAAGGAACTCATTTCCACTAATACCATCTTGGTTGAGGTCACCAGCCTCTCCAAAAACTCCATCAGTATCAGCATCTGGCTGAATAGTTAATGATGTAATACGATTTCGTAGGAAGTTATTTGTTGCCAAAACTCCTGCACGCCCTAAAGTGCCCGCTGAATTAGTATTAAAGTCAATTGCTGAACTAGCATCTACTTGAGTTACAGTTGCTCCAAATCCAGACCAATTAATAGTAGTAATACCATCAATATCAAAGTCAACGCCTGCAGTATTTACAACACAACCTGCAACTTTATAGATTGTTTGACCGTTAGCTTCACTGTATGCATCTTCAGATGCCCCCGGAGCACAACCTCCAAGTACAAAGTAGATATCAAAAGTACCAAGCTCGGTACGATCTGAGTCATTTGCATCAAGTACAAGAGTGCTTCCTGCAGTTGTACCTCGAGCGTTTACAACTACATCTGTACTGCTGCCTTGATCCCACTCTTTATTTGCAGCATCCCAAGTTTTTGCACCGAGGAAGAATGCCCAAAGAACCTCTTCTACGGCAGTTTGAGCGCTAGACTCAAATACTGGGCGAGCATAAGTAGAAAATGACCACTCTGCGGGCTCCAAAGCATTTGTGAACATTGAACGTCCACGATTTGAATTTCCGGAAGTATCTTGCATTTCATTCAAGGTTACCTCCGTAGTAGCCGTAGACTGCGAGAAAGAATACCCGTCCAGTACCGGAATCTTCCAATAGACCGCAGTTGATCCCGCAGGTGCAATATACACATGGGTATCACGGCTTAGTTGAATAGTTGCTGCCATAGCATTTCTCCTAAAGATTGAAAGGACAAGGACGTGAACTTTTGTTCGTGCCTGTCGTTTCTAGTAATGAACCTGGACGAGTACTTCAGCCACTCCGAACGGTTCAAGAACTCCTTCATCAGTATTAATACTGATAATAATTATATCATGAGTTGATTGTGTTCTGCCTTGCCTATCAACATATGTTAGTTTTCCGTTCTTTTCGATGACAGTCTCGACGTCTTCTAATAATTCGTCGAGGGCCAAAGATGCGTCGGTTTCCTTTACATAGCATCTGAGCGTAATATTTAAGAAGCGATCCTTGTACCCACCGCCTTGGTATTGCCGAGTCTCTGATCCTGAGTTTAGATGGATCGCTGGAAATTGATCTACCTCGTCCCAAAACTTTAAACGAGGGTGAACATTGTTATATACATCTGTTAAAAAGTCTCCAGTTTCGTTTATTTCTTTTAACTTTTCGACCAAAGCGGCTACAATTGCTGATCTTCTACCGGTGTAGAATCTATGATCAATGGACATTACTCTCTCCTAGTGTAGAATCTGCCTATTGCAAATTGAGCTGCTATTTCTCGTATAGATTGATCTATGAGAATTCGTGGATCGTATTGAGGATCGAATGGATCTCCTTTTTCAAATACTTGATATGGGTCTTTTTGATAAGTATATCCTATACTTGGGAATCCTTGAGGGGTAGCTACCATATCTGTGAGTCTTACTGAATCTGCAAATCGTCCTGTTTGACTTGTAAGTCTTGGAGGTCCCATATTCTTTTCCAAAGTTCTTGGAAGCTGTTTATTTATTAATCCAATTAAGTGTAAAGGTAAAGACGCGGCAGATTGTTGATTGCCTTCTACCGGGGCTTTTGGTCGTATTTTTCGATTTCTCTTTGTTTTTAATTTTACTCCTTTGTCTTTCTTAGTAGACCTTTTAGACATAGAGCTTGATTTTACTTTTCTTTTTGGATCTATGAGATCTACATATTGATCAGCGATTCGATCCCCTATTGTTGGTGAGCCTTTTATATCTAAAACATCTACCGCATTCCAAAACTGAGTGTTTGATACCTCTACATCTTCAATTATCTGCTTAAAAATTTCCCCAGCTAATGCTGCTAGTGATCCCGTAGCCTGATTGAATTGTCTATTCTCATACTCAAAGGTTATTTTTGCTAATTTACCGCCTTGCTTTCCTCCAGTAAGAATATTAATATCTGATTTTATCGCCCCTTTTACAGTAAAGCCTTCTTTGGCCATTCCTTCTAATCGGTCTAATACTTCATCTAAACTTAGTTCATCCTTTTCCGTTAAACTATCTATAGTTTTAACTACTGCGAATAACTTTACCAAAGCGTCTCGTCTACGGTCATCAGTTTCCATATTATCTATGACCATTGCGAGAGAGGCCCGAAGAACGGAAATATTTTTATGCCCTAATTCTTGTCCTTCGGTAAGCTCTGGAAAGAGCCTTTTCATCATATAATTTTGTTGACGAAAGTTTGCCATTCCCCCAACACTTTCATTTCGTCTACCATCTACTGCTGCTACAGTTCTGAGCGCGGAGCGAGCAGTAAAACTCTGGCCTTCAAATTCAAATCTATAGTCACCTCTACGAGCTGCAGCTCTTGCTTCGTTTGCAAACTCTCCGAATCTCTGTATATATTCTTTTTGTAGTAGTAACTTTTGTCTAATTTCTGTGTTCTTATCTATTGCTCTTCGCCATGTTTTTGCGCTGACATATGTTTTTTCAGCGATCATCTTTTGCAAGATTTGATCAAATGTCATTGTAGGCATTAGAAGTTCTTATACATATCCAGGACTCTTTTAATATGATCGGGGAATCCTTTACCTTCTCCAGAAGGAGCATTTTCCATAGTTGCTCCAGAGAGAGTTTTTCTACCTCTGTACTCATCCTTGAAGTAGTAGTTAATTAAATCAATTACTGCGATTTGAAGATCTGCAGGAGTTGTTGGATATCCAGCAGTATACGTAACTTTTACTGCACCAGCCCCTTTCGGCCAGTTTCTATAAGTAGACCCTGTTACGTACAGTACACTATCCGTCGAGGTATCAAGATAATAGTCTGTAGTTGCCACGGTAGTATAACTTTCCGTAACAGAGTCTCTTTTTTCCACAGAAACAATCGTATTTACAGGACTCTCAGTCAACTGTACAATATGAGTATTCCAGTCAATATTAAACTCCTCTACTTTATTAGTAGAGTAGTGATCTACCAAAGAATTTCCACAGTAGTTTTTTACTAATTCACTCACAGAATCAATAATGCGCTGAAGCTTAAAGTCATCCCGCGGATTTTGAATTTGCTCCGCGTCTTTAAATTGCTGTAAAGTAATTAAGTTAGCCATAAGTGTATTAGTAAAAAACTTGGGGAGGCGAACCTCCCCAGTTTATAATGACAAATATTACGTGTCAGTTCGAACCAACTTGATAACAGACTTATCAGTTGTAGTGTCAGCAACTAGCTGGTTAAAGCCGAGTGACTGAGTAGCAACGATAACGTTACGCTGATTCATTACTTCGTAATCTTGCTCAACGTTCACACCACGGAGGCGTGGGATAACAAAGTTACGTACGTTGACTGCAAGACCCACTGCAGCGCCATCGGCTTCTGCGGGGAAGTTCTCAGATACGATTACAGGAGTACCGAAGATAGAACCTACCGTACCAGTAATCTTGGTCGCGATATCTGAACCTACGTCAGTAATATCTGCGAAACCAGTATCTGCAATTAGATCATAGTAACGTGCCTGAGAGACAACGTATACAAGATCAGATGGGTTCATGCCATACTTACCCATCAGCTTACGAGCATCCAAGAATTCGGACGCGGCGAGAGCTGTGTCTACTGCGCTACCTCCAACTGCGTCAAGAACGCTGGTGAGGTTATTGCCTGCGAGCTTAACGAGACCGTCAAACGCATCAGAACCGCCAGTAGCAACGTGGTTAAGCAGAGCCTCATCTACTGCGCGGGCGTGAGCACGTGCAACAGACTCAACAAGCATAGGCATAAGGTTGATAAGAACTTCCTCATCGATATGGTTATCCATGAGCGTGCTTGAAATCAAACGATACGCCTTGAGTACTACTTGGCTAGGCTGATAAGTATTGGCCGCAACCTGAGTTTTGTTCTCAAGAGTTGGAGTAGTTGCCGCACCGCTCTGGAATGAAGCCAGGTTGGTGTCGGTTTGAATCGGCAGTACTTGAGCTTGAGAATTGATTTGAACCTCACGGAAAGCCTGTGCAAGACGAAGCTCGCTCATGATCTCCTTTTCGATTTGGCTGGATACTTCCGTAGCAATGTTAGGTGCTGCGGTAGCGTAGCTAATACCGGCCTTCTCGATGATGCTCTTACCATAATCAGTTTGGTCAAGAGACTTATTACCCAGCATGACACCAGCCATGTGAGCATACATCAACTCTTTGCCCCACTTAGAAATGGCACCAGTCTCTTCTGAACGATCTGCGAATACACGCTTTGACTCACGAATCTTTGTGAGCTCTTCGTTCTTCTCTTCCAGCTGAGACTGGAATGAAGCGACTACTTCATCAATCTTAGCATCTTTTTCAGCAAGCTTGCTTTGGATGTCTTCCATCAGACGGTCTGCACCTGACTCAACACCTACGCGAATAGCTGACTGAACTTCTTCTTCTTGAGCTGCCTTGGCTTCGGCTTCTACCTGGGCCTTTTCAGCTGCTTCTTGGGCTGCCTTCTCTTCGGCTGCCTTTGACTCGGCTTGCTTCATTGCAATCTTAGCAGCAGTCTCTTCTGCTACCTTCTTTGCAAAAGCTTCCAAGTCGACTTCGGGAGTTTGTACCTCCGACATAATGATCTCCTTGTTCACGGATTGTTCCGTTACATCCGGTGTTTCACTAGCTACCGATGAATTTTCATCCTTAGCCAGAGACTGACCGGCTAGATCTACACGATTGGTGAAAGTTTTCTTGAACTCATTATACTCATCAATGGAGTCAAATGACTTCGCCAGAGAGAAAGTAGCTGCTTGATTACAAGGCACAGATACAACTGAAACCTCAAACAACTCAGCATCCTTAATCTTTAGTCCGTCAGTTTCCGACATATAATCAGCATCCTTGACTCGGAAACCAACAGAAAAAGCTCCAAGAATGCCTTCTTTTACTAATTGCGCCACA